CATTGGTGTGTTAAACATGGCATGATGGAAACAATAGAAATTAAAAAACCAAGCGTATCAAGCAAATGAGTAAAGAAATAAGCGAAGAAAAGATATTGGGGTCTAAGTTCACCCTCAGTTTGCAAACGATTATAACTGGAGCAGTTGGGCTTAGTAGCGTTTTTGGAATGTACTTTGCTTTGAAGGCAGAGATACAGGAAGCCAAAGAACTGCCAACTTTAGAATCATTATACGAGACTGAATATCCAAGTAAACCTCAAGGCTACAACCATCCTGCATCTTATGAACAGTATAAATCTCAGGTGGGTGCGTTGCAAGAAGATGTTGACCAGTTATTTGAAATGACAGATGCATTAGAAGAAGAGCTTAAAGAGTTAAGCAAAAAGATTATGGAATTAAGGATTAAAGTCAAATGAGGTTATTACTTTTATTATCATTAGCTTTTAGTCAACAACAAGTGAATGACTCCAATCATTACGGAGCTATCCACAAGGGTTTTTGGTTAGTTAGATACACTTCCTCATGGTCATCAGATAATACAAAAAACTTTTACATAGGCAAGTTTATTGTAGAAGGAGACTCAGCACACATGGGAACACAAATGATGATTTTACCAAGTGCAAATGTTCCAAAAACAATAAGAAAACTAAGACTAAGAAATTTCCCAAGTGTGGTTCTTTTTAAAGATGGTAAAAAAGTAAAAGCTTGGAAAGCAGATTTTGATGGCAACCTTGATTTAAAAACAGATGATGTTAAGAAATCTATTGATTGGCATTCAAGGCAAAAATAAAATGCAAAAGCTGACACAAGATTCATCAATTCACCTTTCTGTAGCAATGCTAGTTAAGGTTGGCATACTTGTGGCAGTGGTAACAGGTTCATGGTATCAGGCTCAAATGTCATTCAACACACTAAATTTAAAAGTATCAGAACTACATTCTGAGGTAACAATTTTGAATCAAAAGATGGCAAACTTGGAAGCAAAAAAAGTAAAAAATTTGGAAGAAGAAAACAAAAGTTTGATGCAAAAATTAGGGCTAAAAAGACCTTAGAATGAGCCATTTTATCCTAAATGTTAAAATGCAGTTTAAGGGGTCTAATAGCCTGCTGACAAGACTTTCATGGTGTAAAGGTATTATGACACTAAAAAGTCATTTTCCCCATTCTCATGAAGATAAACCTGTAAAAAAAACTTAACAAGTTATGCATAATAAAAACTCAAAAAACTTGATGGAAATGATGATTAAAAACAAGCACAGTCTAATAAAAAAAGGAAAATAAAATGACTAAAGTTGAAGCTCCAAAAGTAGAAAAAAAGACAGACCCTAAAGCAGTAATAACAGTAGATGATAGGGAAATTAAATATGAAGATTTAACTGATGAGCAGAAAATTTACTTTGCACATTTACAAGATTTGCAGAGAAAAATAAACACTACTCAATTTAATCTTGACCAACTAAATGTAGGCATGGCTAAGTTTAAAGATATGTTTATTGCTAGTGTAAATGCTCCTGATGAGAAAGAAGAAAAGGATGACAACTCAAGCAATTAATTTAATTGTTGAAAGATTAGGGGTGATGGCTATTTTAGCTGTTGCCCTTATCTTTACATTAAAGTATTTAACCAGTTCACTTTCAAAACAAATTGAGGAGTGCAAAGGCATCTTGATAAAATTAATTGATAGATTCAATGTTTCAGACTCAGCCACAAAAGCTTATAGGGATTCCATTACAGAAAAGCTAGATTCATTGGAAAGCACAGTAGATAGAAAGTGGAAAGACTAATGGAAGAAAATATTGGACAGGTTATTAATGCTTTAGTAAGAAAGATTGAAAGGGTTGAGACTAATGTGGATTGGATTAAAATGCAAATGGAACAAGACCAAAAACACATAGACCAAATTTATAAAAATAAAGATGAGATTCAGCAGATGAGAACAATAGGCACAGTGATGTTTACTATTACTGCTTTTGTTGCTTCTATCTTTGGATTTAAAATTAAATAGGAGACTGTTATGGAATGGCTACAAGCAAACTGGCAATATATTTTGATAGGTTTTTATTCACTTGAAAAACTAGTTAAAATTTCACCTAGTAAAAAAGATGATATTCTTTTTGATATTGTCTTTGATGGTGCTAAAAAATTAATGCAATCAATGGCAAACAAAGGAAAATAACAATGCTAAGAAGATTACTTAAAAGCCTAGTAAAAAAATGGGGAGCTAAAAAGCTCTTATTTTACGTTTTAGAAACCTGTGTAAAGGCAACTAAAAGCAAGCAAGATGATAAGATGCTTGAAGAGGTTAAGATGTTTTTAGAAACCTATGAAGATGAATGAGAAAATGTCTGAATCCTTAATTCAAATGAAAGATTTGATTGAGGACTGTTTAAACGCTTTGGGAAGTAAATATGCAAAGCCTGAAGCTGTGGAGCTTGTATTGGCAACAGGATTAGTAGAAAGCCATTACAGGTTCATTAAGCAGATTGGCTCAGGAATTGCTTCTTCCTATTGGCAGATTGAAGGCGATACAGCAAAAGATTGTGTTGACAGCTTTTTATCTTATCGCCCTGCAGTGGCTAAGAAGTGTGCTGAGGTATCTTTGACACCAACAAGCTTATGGCTAACTGGTAGCAAAGAAGAGTGGGAAGATGTTTTAAAATACAATATGAGGTGTGCTATAATTATGTGCAGGCTTAAATATTGGAGAGACAGCAGACCCCTTCCAAAAACAACTAGGGGAATGGCTCAAGCTTGGAAAAGTATTTATAATACTGAAGGTGGTGCAGGCTCAGTTGAACATTTTTTAAAAACAGTTGGAAAGCATATTTGAAAATTAAAGAAACAGTAGTCATATTTCCTGACATTCATTTTCCACATCATGATGAGCAGGCTCTCAGCTGTGCATTAAAAGTGTTGGAAATAATAAAGCCATCAGCATTTTTGCTGTTAGGGGACTTTGCTGAGGGCAGTAGTGTTTCACATTGGCAATGGTCAAAGAAAAAAAGACCACCATTGGAATATCAGTTACCTGCAATAAAAGAAGAAATCAGGCAAGTAAATCATGGGCTTGATAGAATTGATAAGGCTTGCAAAAAAGCAGGGGTGAAAACAAAGATTCTAACAATGGGGAATCATGAACTGTGGTTTGATAATTTTGTGGAAGAAAACCCCTACCTAACACAGTATGGGTCAATGGAAGCTTTTAAGATTAAAGATAGAGGCTACAAATCAAGCCCTTATGGCAAGTATGTTAAAATACTAGGGTCTAAGCTGTATGCTTATCATGGTGGACACTACAGTGGAATTAACCACACTAGAAGTCATGTTATGAATCTAGGGGTAAATATTATTTATGGACACACCCATGATTGTATGAAATCAGTGGTGACACATTTAACTGGGGCAAAGATGGCATTTTCTATGGGCTGTCTTTGCAAGATGGAAAAAGATTTTTTAAAAAACAGGCAAACAAATTGGACACATAATGTGGGGCTATTAGATATTTTTGATGATGGCAATTTCAATTTAAATGTCTTAACTATTATTAATGGCAAAACAAGTTACAATGGAAAGATTATTAATGGACAATCCTAAAACATTTGAAGAGCTAAATTTAGGTGAGCAGTTAGTGGTGATAAAAGAAGTTGCAAGCCTATTTAAACAGACTGGTGATTTAAATATTGGTGATGAGCTAGCAGATATGATTGAAGTTGTAACCATGCCTGAATTAATTAATATGGGCAACATAACAGGAGAAGCTTAATGGCTAGTACATACTACGAAGCCTTTTGCAGTGTATCAGACTTGCAAATGGTAGAACCAAATTTGAACAGTTATAATATTAGACGAGCCATAGAAGGTTTTGTGCAAGCTTCAGGAATTGTTTATAGAGTAGGTGGAACAGGATATGTTTCTGTCCTTTACAGAGATGGGCAGGAGTTAGGCTCCGCTCAAAGCTCTGCAGGTGCAGTGGACAGTGATTCAGAATGGCACTATGATGAGGACACTGATTTGCTTACAGTGGCAAGTGCTTTAGACCCTGCCACAGAGCATTTCTTTGAGGCAGGTCAGGACTGGAAAACTACAAGAAATAAAAGCATAAATTCTGCAAGTAGCTTCATCAGAGAGTTTGTAAATAAACCTATTAGAAGATTGTCAGGTGATGAGGGAACTGAATCCACAGGAACTTATCAGGACATCATTGTAAAATGTGCAAGTCATTTAGCTGTAGCAACTTTAATTAAACCTTATGATTTTGAAAAAGCTATGAGAATTGAGGGTGTGGTTTATAATGAAGAAACCAATACTGGGCTTTTAAATCTTATTAAGTCAGGTGAAGTTCCATTGTGGGATGAAACTACAGACAGGCAGAGAAGTGGAATCATAAAAAGGATTGCTTATAATGCTTCAAGCACAGGTGGAATTGTAGATGTAATGATGGGGAAAAATGCCCCTTGGGTAGACTGGGATAGGGTGAAGGTTGTAATTTCTGATGATGGAAATAGTGGCTCAGGTGCAAACATGAGTAGTGGCAGTGAGAACAGTACAATCAAATACAGCGTTTATGTTAAAAATGACAATGGTTTAAAGGTGGAGCAGGTGGTAACTGATGAACCAATTAATGGTTCTTATCAGTCAATGGCTTATGGAGCTTATATTAGATTTTCAGTTAGCTCAACTAGCTCTGGCACAGCTTCTAAATATTTCACAAATGATGAATGGGAAATTGAACTTGATGGACAGCCAATAGAATCAGGCTCAGGTGTAAAAACAGTTCAGGCTATAAGGTCAAGATATTAATGGCAAAAGACCTAAGACTAAAAAGGTTTAATCTTAAAGGTTTTAATAGACCCAAAAAGACTCCAAGCCATCCCACAAAAAGTCATGTTGTTTTGGCAAAGGTGGGAAGCAAAACAAAGCTTATTAGGTTTGGACAGCAAGGGGTTAAAACAAACCAATCTGCAAAACAGAGAAAAGCATTTAAATCAAGACATGCTAAAAACATTGCAAGGGGAAAAATGTCAGGGGCATTTTGGTCTAATAAGGTCAAATGGAATCCAAGAAAGACAAGAAAATAAATGGCAACCTCTTACCTACAAACTTATAAAGAAATACAAGACAAGCTTGCTTCTATAATTAGAAATGAGTTTAGAGGGTACAGTGTTTATTTTGATGAAAATTATATTAACAGAAAGCCTAGTTATTTTAATATCACAAAAATTAAAGATGATTTAATTTCAAATCTTGTACCACAAGCACAATTTAGAAATTATGGATTTAGGATTAAGTATTATTTAAGACAGCCACAGTATTCAAAAGACCTGACCTTAAATGCTCTTTTTAGAATAGGTGACAGGATTGGTCAATTAATTTATAATAATTCAAATGTAAAATTTTTTACAAGCAGTGGAGATGATGCTAAAAATTATTACTTTACTGATGCCCAATTTTTAAACTATACAGTGCAACCTGATAGGGATGAATCAGAGGACATTACAGAATTGCAAATGGCACAATTTGATTTTGATGTAAAAGCTTTTGAGGCTGTTTAAATGATTTCACATTCAGAACAATTTAAAGATTTCACAAAGGGCTTAAACACTATTTTATCAGGTGAGTTTAAAGTGCCTGTCTATTTTGATAGGGGTTTTAATTTCAGAAGGTCAATGTATTTTTCTATTGAACCCTTAGGTTCTGATATTGTTGAACTTAGGTCAGGTTCACAGGTTAGAGAGTTCACAGCCTTGATTAAGTTTTATTGGCACAGGGGTGGTAATAGATTTGGAGAGAGGTCTAACCATCAAAAAGTTATGAACACTGTTAATAAAATTGTGGAAAGGTCAAAACAACTTTTAACAAATAATGCTTTTTTTACAATAGATAACACCCCATCTTTTTCTGATTTAAACAAAACATTTTCACAAGAAGATAGGATTTTTGTTTTTCCAAAATTTGCCTTAACAACAACTTTTATTCAAGACCCTGTAACCTTTGGTGCAAGTACAAGAACACACAGAGATTATATTTATTTTAGAGACAGTAAATGGTTTGATGGAAGAATTAACAGCGTGGATTATGACCCACCAAGAAATGACACAGAAAACAGAAGTGACCTCATCATGGCTTCAATGTCTTATAGTACATTGATGGAAGATGTGGTGAATTAAATAAGGAGTAATGCAATGGCATTAAAAGTAAAAAAGAAAAAGGACTGCATGATACCCTCAAGCGATTCATATAAGGGTTTAAGTTATGATGATTGGGAAGCTTTAAATGATGGTCAGGCAGTTGAATTGGATGAGGTGAGCCATGTGCTAGAGCCTTATCTTGAAGGACAATCAGACACAAAACAAAACAAGAAAGGAGATAAGTAATGGCATTAGATGGACAAGCTTTAAGCCCAAAGGAATTTCTTTTGGCTTTTAAGCCTGAAACAACTATTGGAACTATTAATGTAGCTACCATGAATCTCTTAAATGTGGATGCCGTTTCCTCCCCATCCCTTAACCTCAGCCAAGTCTTAGATGTAAGAAATGGTGTTGGGAGAACTGCAAAAGTTGCAGATGCTTTCACTGATGAAAAAGGAACAAGGAAAGAAATAGCTTTTTCAGGAACGGCAGACTCAACCACACTGCCTATATTGTTACAAGCGGTAACAACAACAGCAGTAGGCTCAAGCCCTGCCAGTTATGATATTGCTTACAACTGGACACCCCCTGAAATTGAAATAGGCACTGGAAGCATTAGTGACAATGTTCACACTTTCACAGTGGCAATTTCTCACCCTGAAGCAGGCAATGACCATTCAATGGTTTTTAAGGGCTGTGTGCTAACCTCACTTAGCATTAATGGCTCAATGGGAACTGAATCAGGTAGGATAAAAGTTTCAGGTACTTGGGCAACTGGCTCACAGGGAACTTTTGGACAAGCAAAACCAACAAGCACTACTGCTTATAGTTCAACTAATTATAGCTTAACACAGTGGACTGCAGAAACAACAATAGCAGGAATTGAAGATTGTGTGATTAGTGACTTTGCTTTAAACATTGAAAACCCATCAGAATTTCTTGGGTTTAATGCAAGTGGAGACCCACAAGCCGTTGTTAGGGGAGTCCCTGAAATTGCAGTTAATTGTGATGCAACAGTAAAAGCTGATAATAACACATCAGGTTTACACAATGCTTTAAAAGCAGGTGGAACAAGTGCATCTTTAGAGTTGACAAATCACTCAACTTTTAGCAGTGCTACTGGCTTTGGGATTAAAATGGCTAATGGTGTATTAACCTCAGTAGATTTCAATGAAGCAAATGCAATGTTCTACAATGTTTCAATTAAGGGACTTGCTTCAACTTCAGGTGATTTAATACAAATAATTGCTTAGACTGTTTAAACGGCTTTTCAATAGAAACTAAAAGGAGAAACCAATATGGTCACAGTGAAAGTAAAGAAAAAAGAATACCAAATAAATGACATTAATTTTTCTGAAAAAAGGAAGTTGCACATGCTCAACAGTTTATGCTTTCAAGGTTCAGAAATTAATCAGACTAAATACTATGAAATGCTAGAGCTTGTAAGAGACTTGGCAGGTTATGGAAATGACACAGAAAATGAAAACAAAATATCAGAACTTTCAATGGTGGAAGTGGACACAGTTTTGCAAACATTTTTAATGGAGTATTTAGGGCTTAATAAGGCAAAAAAGTAGAATGGGAACTGGCACTTTTTACATGGTGTTCTTTTTTTGGTTGGCAGGAAAGCTTGTTCCCTGATGATTTTTCTGCCATAAAATATGAAGCCACATCCCCAACCTTAGGGAAAAGGGTTTGGTTTAGCGGAAGAGAAGATATTGAAAAAGAAATAAAAAGAATAATAGATGAAGGAAATGAAAAAGGTTTTAGTGTTGGACAGTCTTTATATTACTCAGTCCCCTTTTTTTGTAATGCTAAACTTTTTGCAAGTTCTTTATATATTGACCTATTAGAGGAATATCAAATTGTTAAAGATTTTAATATACCTTTGGCTAAAAGCTTGGATGAGACTCCTGTAATTAGAACAAGATATTTTAACATAATTAGAAGAGAACTCTTAAACTGTCAAAAAAGGCAAATGGAAATGACCAATGGCTAAAAAAATAAAATTAGTTTTTGAAGTACAGGGTGCAGGTGATGCTGAAAAAGCAACCAAAAAGGTTGACACATCCTTAACAGGGCTAGCTAAAAAAGCAGGATTAGTAGCAGGTGCTTTTATTGGCACAGGAAAACTTATAGATGCTTTTAAGGGAGCAACTAGGGTTGGTTCTGAATTTGAACAAAACATAAAAAATCTTTCTGTAATTGCGGGGGCAACTGGGGGCAAGCTTAGACAGCTTGAACAGTCAGCCCTTAAATTAGGTGGCTCTACAAAATTTACAGCCTCAGAAGTTGCAGGGCTTCAAATAGAGTTTTCAAAGCTTGGCTTCACAGCAGATGAAATTTTAAAAGTAACTGCAGGCACTTTAGATTTAGCAACTGCATTTGGTCAAGATTTGTCACAGACAGCAAGTGTAGCAGGTTCTACATTAAGAGCCTTTGGGCTTGATGCAAGCCAAACAACTAGAATGACAGATGTCATGGCTGTTAGTTTTTCAAGCACAGCACTTGATATGGATAAATTTACCAACTCAATGTCATTTGTAGCTCCAGTTGCAAAAGTGGCAGGATTTTCTTTGGAAGAAACCACCGCCATACTCGGAACTCTTGCTAATGCAGGGGTCAGTGGGTCTATGGCAGGAACTGCCCTTAGGCAGGTGTTTTTAGAGCTTTCTAATGAAAACAGCAAACTAGCCAAGAAATTGGGAGGAACTGTAAGCAATTCAGCAGAGTTAACAGTTGCCCTTAATAAATTAAAAGAAGAGGGAATTGGGACAGCAGAAATGAAAAACCTTGTAGGACAAAGGGCTGTTTCAGCATTTAGCATTTTATTAGATGGAACTGGAACTGTTGATGATTTAACTACCTCATTTAATAATGCTAATGGAGCAGGTAGTGCAATGGCAACAGAGATGCTTGACACCTTGCAGTCAAAATTTAAAATCATGCAATCTGCCACAGAAGATTTGGGCATAGCATTTTTTGAAACATTTGATGACACCTTGAAAAAAGCAACTGATGTAATGACTGAAGCTATTGGTGGATTAGCTGAGTTTTTTAAAGTTATAGATGAGTCACCTCTTGAAACTGCCATAAGGCACATTGAAGAATTAGGTGGCAACACACTTGATTTAAGAACAGAGCTTGCAGAGCTTAATCTTGAGCAGGCAAAGATGGGTATTGAAACTTTACCAACAATAATTGAAGCACAAGAAAAGCAAAAACAAAACACAAAAGATTTAATAGCTGTTGAAAGAGAACTAAGGTTTGCTGAGGAAGATTTAGGAAAGACTGAGGAAAAAATACTTGAGCTAAGAAAAGGTCATTCTAGAACCAGTGAAATAAGACTAGCACTTGGTGGTAAAAATATTGACCAAGACAAACAAGCTGTTGAATTATTAAAGCAAAAAAAAGAAGCCTTAATGCAAGACAATGAGGCACAAAAGCAAGCAATTAAACAAAGGCGAGATTTGACACAGGCACAGCAAGACTTAAAAGCTGTTACTGCTGAAGCTGATGAAGCTAATAAGATTAGGGTGGAAGAAACAGCCCCTAAAGACCTTGATGTTAAGACAAAGCTTTTTGAGGTGGCATCAGCAGAAATTCAAATTTTGCAATTAAAGCTTGAGCTTATGGAAGCAGGTGCTGAGGCTGAAGAGGTACAGAGAGAAGCCATCTTGTTTCAGATTGAAAATGCTGACAAATTAAATATTTCAGAGGCAAAAAGATTACAGCTTAAAATCCAATTAATAAACCTAGATAATAAAGGTGCTGAGGTAGCAAAAAAAGCATCAGAGGCAAGTTTAAAAGCAGGGAAGGCTGAGATAATGCAATTATCAGCAAACTCAGATAGTATGACTGAAATTTATGAAAAGAAAGTTAGAAGCATGGCAAGCTCTGCTTTAGTTGCCTTAGTTGAAAAAGTAATGAATGTAGTGCCTTATCCTTTTACTTTGCCAGTAGCAGGGGCTACCTATTTAGCAGGTGGAAAATTAATTGATAGTGCTATAAGTGAGGCTAAATCTTTAAAGCTTGCACAAGGTGGATTCATTGGTGGTTTTGGCGGTGGCGACAGAGTCCCTGCTATGTTAGAACAAGGTGAATTTGTAATGAATAAAGAATCTGTGCAAAATATAGGAGTGAACAACTTAGCAGAATTAAATGCAGGTAGTAGTGGGGGTGGAATGAATATAGTTTTTAATGCCCCTGTTACAAATGAGGATTTTGTAAAAGACTTTGTAGTGCCAACAATTCAAGAGAACATAGGAAGGAATCTAAGTTAAATGGCTTTAGCTCAACCGCATGCAGATTACACCTCAGCTTTAGTTAGTGGAATGGCTGAAGACTATTTAGTTGTTCTTAGTTATTACAACGCATCTGCCAGTGGAACTGTGGGGATAAGTTTAAGAACTGGAGCAACTATTGATAGTGTTGAATATACTCCCTGCATTCTTAAAGCCCCTACTATTAGGGAAAAAATTGATTTAAAAAACTACACCTCAAGCTTTGGAAATGTTACTATTGAATGTGCAGACTTTCCAACAAGCGTTTCAACTTTTGACCTTTCAAATAGTGCAGGTTTCTTCTCGGGTGAGTTTTATGAAAACAGTGGGAATAGATATTACATAAATCAACAGGTTGAAATATTTTCAATGCTAAATGATTCAAATAATATTTCTAAATGCTTAAAGATTTTTAAGGGTAGACTCTCTAAGACTAGTATCAACTGGGAAAAGAAAACAATAAGCCTTCAAATAAGTTCATATAATCCTTTTGACCACATTGCAATCCCTGTAACTAGGGAAACTGAAAATAATATACCTGTCCCCATTACTTATGGTGCATACACTCCCAATATCTATGGAAATTATGCCTCAAGCACAAATCTATGGCAAGTTCCGATTGTAGACAAAGCACAAAAATACAATGTAAGGGCTTTATTGAGAGACTCTGCTATTTCTGCTGATGCTTATCCTCATCTTTATGATGAAGCCTTAGAGACTTTTATACCTATTGCTATTAATTCCAATGGAACTGTTGATTCTGCTAGTGAAACTTATAATGGTGTAGCTGTATCTTTTGCAGATTATAGATTGTATAGGTCAGCAAAACAAAAACCAAGAGCTTTTTCTAGTGATTCAGGAAGCGGATGGACAAACACAGAAAGAGCTTATAATAATTTAAGTGCGGATGACACAACAAACTTTGCAACCTCTCAACAGGCTACCCTTGCTATTTCAGGTAATGAGGTAAGTAGCACCACTGGTGAAAATAGCATAGGCATTTATGACTTGCCACAATTTGGAGGAGTTCCTACTGTTTATACTATTGTGATTGCTTACAAGTTACATGGAGTTGTTTCTGAAAGTGTCAATAATGGTCTACCTGCGTTTGTAAAATTAAATGCAAGAATAGATAACAATAATTTTTCAGGCTCAGATGTTAACTCAGTTTGGAATCCCGACACGAACAAACTTAGTGTTGATGATGACAATGTAAGTGGTAGTATTATAACACAAACTTTTACACCTGTTATAGATGATTTAACTGAAGGTTTTCCAAAACAACTAGCTTTAAGAACAGAGGCAATAATTGGAGACCATTCAGGAACTGGTACATTTTTACACTACGCTTCAATTTATGATATTAGAATAAACTGCCAACAATCTGTAGACTTTAACCAAACAGATAATAAAAATTTACAATCTGGAATCAGGGAAGTTTTAGCAATAGATTATTTATACTGTGGAGCGGATGGCTACACCCAATCTTGGGCAACAGGCACAGCCGTTTCAACTATTGTGGATATGCACAGAGATTTAATTTACAGATTTGGTGGGATAACAGCGACTCCTGCAAATTGGTCAACCTTAGACTCAGCTAGGTCAAACTATGTAGTGAATCACAGCACCAATAAAATACAATCATTACAAAGCCTTTTGGAGCAGTGTCAATTTGAGGGAAATTTTATTTTTAGGGTTGACTGTCAGGGAAATTATAAATATATAGACCCCCACCCTTCTGCAGGTGCAACAAGTACAAGTGGAGTAGGTGGGGCAACTGTTCTTAATTTTACAAAATCAGATTTAAAAAGTATAAAATTTAGCATCTCACCTGCTTCAGATGTTGTGACAAAAATGAAACTAAACTCTAATCCAAACCCTGCTACAAATGAATATCAAACAATTTCGACTGTCACAAACACAGCCCCAAGAGCTAACTATAATTTTGCAAGCCAAACTAATGAAAATATTCAAGAAATAAATTTTAGAGTATTAAATGATGCTACTGGAATAGGAAACTGGAAAGATAAAAGGTTTTCACATTATGGTGAGCCAAGAATGACAGCAAGCTTTGATGTAATAAATCCAAAATATTATTACATGGAAGTAGGTGACCAGTTTAAGTTTAGTAATATTGGGTTTGTTTATGGTAAAGATATTTCTACTGATGACGTTACTTTTATTATTACAGAATTAAAAAGAACCATTGGAAAAATAAGCGTAACAGGTTTTTGGATAGGAGAAGAGTAGGTGTTTAAACAGACTGAAGCCAATAAAATTAAAGGAGATTTCTAATGGCAGTGACCTCAGCAAAATTTGCTAGTGCAAGTAATGGCACTGGGAATGGTGATTACACCCCAAGCACAAATCCACAAGTGGGTGTTAGATATAAAAGAAGTTATAATGGTATAATTTTAAATAAGGCGTATGATAATACTGTTTATACTGTTGAAAAATATGGTAGAAAAAGAAGTTGGACTTTAAACTATTCACATCTAAATGCGACAGATAAAGCAAAATTGGAAGTTCTTTTTGAATATACAGAGGGTCAAAAAAATGCTTTTTATTTTTCTGAAGATGGTTCAAATTACAGCTTCAATGTAAGATTTTTAAAAAAAGCATTTGAGTTTACAGAAGTTGCTTACAATGTTTTTTCCATATCTATAAGTTTTGAGGAACTTTAAATTATTAGTTTTGGGGCATTTTATGGGGTTTGATTTTCAAACTAAACTAGGGGTAAATAGCCCCTTTTTTGCCCTTTTTTGCCTTCTCAGTAAAATCCCAAATTTGCCCCAAATACTTACTTTTATTATTTTTTTGATTGGTTTTATGTAAACTTACCTTGACACCTGTCAGGGCTTAATCACCCCCCTTAAAAGCAATTTGCCTATTATCTTAATAATTAAGGTGTTTTGCTCTTTTCACTTAAAAATTTTAAGTTTTAAACAGTTTATATGCTGTTAGCTAACTGCTATAAATACTATAAAAATATAGATATTATATTAATAAAAGTATAGGTGTGTAAAAAAAAGTTTGCATGTAATTGGTTTTGTGAATTAAGCTTTACACATGGCAAACTATAAAATAAACCATGATGACTTTTTAAAACTTGCTGGGTTGTACCAAGAGTCTGAGAACCCATTAAATGAATTTGAAACATGGGAAAATGTTTTAACAATTTTTAAACACGCACCTGTAACCTGTGCTAGTGAAGATTGCCATAGCAAGTTTGAAGAGCTACCTAAAGAAATTATATTATACAGGGGAATACTTTTAAAAGACAATTCTGATTTTGATTTAAATGTTGGTGTGTCATGGACAACTGATTCTAAGATAGCTAAAATGTTTGCATATAGGTTTTTAAGTTTAGGTGGTGAGGCTTGTATCTTAAAAGCAGAAGCTAGAAAAAAAGATGTTTTATTTTATACTGATGAAAGAGAAGAGAGGGAAATAATAATTGACCCTGTTAATCTTAAAAACATACACAGAATAAACTTAATAGAGATAGGTAATAATAAAAATTAATGATAGCAATAGATATAACAAAAGGCAAAGAATTAATAAAGGAACAAATACAAATGAGAAAAATGACTGCAGATACAAGTAAACTAGCATATAAACAAATCAACGAAGAAGGCATTTCAGAATCACAGAAGAAAACTATTTTATCTGTGGTTCACAGAGTTTTCCTAAATCAAGTTAAAAGAGATATATCATTAAGAGAAATATCTTTTAGAACAGGTATTGATATAAATGCAGTAAGTGGCAGAGTTAACGAATTAAAGAAAGATGGGAAACTACAAACAACTGTCAAAAGAAAATGTACAATTACTGATAGACTTGTAGCACCAGTAATACCAATAAGAAACTAGGCTACCAACATAGGATTTATAATTAACAAAGGAACGAATACAGATGAAAAAAATGATAAGAAAAATGAGACCAACTAAGAAGGGCATAAAAGACTTTTTGCTAATTAATGGCATCAAGCAGTGTTGGTTGGCAGAGCAAATGCTTGTCAGTGAATCAATGCTTTCACTTTTACTTGATAATAAAAGAACATGGCATGCAAAACATATTGTTGGCTTGTCATCTGTTTTAGACATTCAAGAAAAACAATTAATGAGAATGATAAATGCTTAACAGGTCAGAAAAAGAAATGAGAGCATGGGGAGAGTTGTTTAAACAGATTCAAGAAAGTGGAAAAGTAAAAAACAAGGAGAAATCAAATGGCAGAAAAAAAGAAAAGCCTATTTCAAAGACTAAGTGAGGTTAATGTCTCGGGATTTGCTGAGAAAAAAGGGCAGTTCACTTATTTATCTTGGGCATGGGCAGTTACTGAATTAAAAAAGGTAGCACCTGAAGCATATTGGAAAATCCATGAGTGGGGCATTGAGGGAAACAAACAGCCTTACCAACAAACAGAAGCAGGTTGCTTTGTTAAGGTTACTGTAATTGCAGAGGATATTGAGATGACTCAGGTTCATCCAGTATTAGACAATAGAAACAATACTGTAAAAACACCAAATGCTTTTGAAATTAATACATCAATAATGAGATGTCTAACTAAAGCTATCAGCTTACATGGTTTGGGCTTGTATATTTATGCAGGGGAAGATTTACCTGTAGGGGAAAGCCAACCTGTAAAAACAAAACCTGCACAGGGCTATCCAACACCTGCCCCTAAAAAAGGTGTAATAACTGGGCATAATCCTAACATGAAAAATGGTGAAAAGCCCATTACAGAAAATCAGATGAATTATATTAAAAAATTATCTGATGATTTCAATAGGGATTTTGGAGATAAGCAGGGTATGATTGCCATTAAGAATGTTTTAAAATCTTTAAATCTTGATGGTGTATCAATAGACCTAATGACAATGCAACAAGGTTCAGATACTATTGAGGGATTAATACAAAACCATTCTAAGGATATGAGGGCTTAAATTGACTATTAGGTCTAAGCAAAGAGGATGGCAGTGGATAAAGGGGTGTTATATTTTTAGTATTTCTATAGCACCCCAAACTTATGTTTGATGTATGTGCATTAATAAACAAACAGTGTCCACATTGCACGCATTCAAATATGAATTTAAAGACAGGAAAAAAAGACAGTGTGACAAGAGAATATTGTGGCATGATAAGTGGTGGAGATACCACCACAGCACAGCTTACAGAGTGTTGGCTTAAAATGAACAACTACCAAAAAACCAAGCACAGAAAAACAACTATATGAACAAAGATTCAGCTAGACATTTTATGAACAAAGACCCTATTAATCCTGATTATTATAAAAAGGGGATAGAGGTAACCAAGTTCATTTTGTCTTGGGGGTTAGGATTTTGTGAGGGGAATATTTTAAAATATATTATAAGATATAAATTTAAAAATGGGTTAGAGGATTTGCAAAAAGCCAAGAAATATTTGGAATTACTAATAGAGAAAGAAAAAAATGAAAATTAAAAGAAACTGCTATGATTGGAGAAAAGTAAAAGACAAGCCGAGTTTCCCATATAAGGGACTTGATGACCCAAAATATATAAATGAAAGAGATGCCTTTCTTAAGGTAAATGGAAATGGGTGGTGGTGGTGGCAAGGACTAATGTCAGATGATATGTATAATAGAAATCATGGGATAAATGATATTAAGCCAAAAGCCGTAAAAGCTTTAAAAAGAAAACGGCTAGGGAGAAAGAAAAATGGCTAAAAGATATATAGACACCAAAATTTGGGATAAAACATGGTTTAGAAAATTAGAGGTTGAGGAAAAATCAATTTGGCTTTATTTGATTACAAGGTGTGACCATGCAGGTATTATAGATTTTGACCCTGACTCGTTTAATTTCCACTTAATGGTTTCTTATAAGGAAGAGCAATATTCTAAACTGTTTAAACAGCTTGGTGATAAGGTTGTAATGTATGAGGGCAATACAAAGATTTGGGTTAAAACATTTATAGAATATCAATATGGGGGACTGGACAATTTGAATCCAAATGTAAGACCACAAAAAGCTGTTATAGACAGACTGATAAATCAAGGGTTGTTAAACAAAGACACAATGGTTTTTACAGTGGTTGAAAGCTTTGCCTTAAATGATGTGTCTAAGGGTGAAGAAACACTTAAGGCTTACAAGCCTGAGCTTTTAAAAAGATTTGACAGCAGTGTGGATGTAGATAATGAAATAGAAAAAATGATTGATTATTTAAAGCAATCAGGAAAGACATATAAAGATTATGAGGCTTTTGCAAGAAATTGGGTTAGAAATAACTTTGGAACTAAAACAGCTACATCTAAAGGCTCAACCAAGTTGGGCGATTTTAAAAAAGAGACTGGTGGGTTCAATATCGGATATTGTCATGAATGTGGAGAACATCAGTTTTATGATAATAAGCAGGTTTGGGGAGACAGTAGGTGTTGTAAAAAAAGAATACTTCCCAAGAGAAGAGACACTCATGAAAAAGAAGTACAAAAAAGAATTAAAAGCAGGAGGCTATAATATGACTGAAGATGTATTAATAAAAGTAAATGCTGATGAGCTTGAATTAATAAAATACTGGGGGCATCAGTTTGTTTTAATGGCAAAACAAAAATATGTGAGGGCTGAGACTTCTAAGGTTCAGAAGTCACAACAGCTTTTAGATGAGCTTGGCAAAAAACCAACCTTAAGTATGGAAATATTTGCCAAGCAAATAAAAGAAAAAGAAGAGATTGACAGGCAAAGAGAACACAAGGACAATTCTTATGGTCAAATTGGTGAAGCCTATGGGGGAGAGTAACGGCAAGGGGGACAAGCCAAGACCAACAGATAAAGAGAAATATGACAAAAACTATGAAAGAATATTTAATGGACAAAAAAGCAATTCAAAGCAGAAAAAGCAAACTAAAGCACAAGAGAGTAATAAGAAAAGCATTTCCAAATAGGTGGGATAATGCAAAGATTTTAAGTAAGTGCTGTGATGCTGTTGAAAAGATTGGTGTCAATACTATGATTTGTGGTTCTTGCAAACAACCAGCAACCTTTAGGAAAGTTGTGTAGTGGCTATAGAATATGTAAAAACACTTAGAAGCAGTAAAGACTATCCTAAAACTTTTTATGAAAGTATTATGGATGAGTCAGTGTTGCCAATAAATAAAATATGGATAAGTGAGTCGGCAGGTAGAACAGGCATTTATTGTGGTATTCTTTATGGTCAGGAAAATAATGACCTTAGATTTAAAGCATTAAAAGATGGATGGAAAAAAAAGGATTATTAGATGAAAATTAAACACTCACAAGAAGATAAGTTATTTAGCTTATTAGTTAGAAACAAAGCTCAGGGCATTTGTGAACATTGCAAAAAGTTAAAAGGGGTTAAGAAGTTGCAAGCTTCACACTATTTTGGAAGAAGAAACAAAGCACTAAGATGGGATTTTGAAAATGTATCTGCTTTATGTTTTACCTGTCACATGGTAACTATGACAGAAAACCCACACTATCACACCAAGTGGATGAAAGAAAAGCTAGGTGCCGTAAGATATAGAAAACTGGTTAATGCTAGCACTATTATTAAGAAATGGACTGTAGATGAATTAGCAGAGCTTAGAGCAGAATTAAAAGAGCAGTTGAAGTGGTATCAGGATGGTTAATATTAACCCCATACATCCACCAATTTGCAGTGCTAGTGGTGGTTGTAATAACGTGGCAGAGTTTGAGCTTACTGATGTCATTTTAGCTGATAAGAATAAACGCTTTGAGGAAAGAGATTTAAAAACTGTCACAATAGCTTTTTCCTGTGAAAAGCACTTAGAAGAACAGAGAAACAAATATGCCTAATAAATATGTTATAGATAAACTAATGGTGGAAGTTAGACATTTTGAAATTTAAATTTGTAGATGAGAAAGAAGGACTGATTAGAGAAACAGCCCTAAGAGATATTAAACTAGTAACAGGATATAAATTTTTAAAAAAATATGCAGACCATATTAGTTATAAAAAAAGAATTAAGATTTTAGCAGATGAATTTCATTTAAGTGAACAAGGTATAAAAAATATAATACAAAAACTTACCCATATGTAAGTAACTAGGCTACCAACTAAAAAAGTTAGCTTGGTTGGCAAGCAAGAACCCTGAGCAACTTGGTATGTGGCTTAGGGTTTTTTGTTTAAACATATAGGTAAGTAAATATATCTTGACATGGACTGTTTAAACAGTTTACATTAGAGCCATGTTATTAAATGAAAATAAACAAAGAGAGAACAAAATGTTAAAAACAAGAGAATCATGGATACGAAATGTGGCACTTATTATTAATAAGGAAATTCTTAAACCCTCATTAATAAAAGCAATGCCACTGAAAAAAGTTAATGGTGAGCAAATGGTAGGCATGGAAATTAAAAAGATTGCCATTAACAAAATTCAGTTTGCCTGTGCTTATATGCCAAATATGAGAGTAAGTCAAACTGTTAGAGATAATCAACTATATGGCAAGGCTAAGGCTATTGGTCAATGCCATTATGGTTATGAATCAGATGCTGAGGGATTAGACAAAGAAAACTTCTTAACTAATATTTTCATCAGCCCCACATTAAATAATCCAGTAGAAGTTGCTGAGGTTATTTTACATGAGCTTATCCACACAATGACCAAAGGACATAATCACAAAGGTGCTTTCAGATGGATTGCTGAATATGTTGCAGGGTTAGCTTTTACTCCAAAGGGTAAAGGTCACACTTATGCACTTCCTGAGCTTAAAACCAAACTTGGAAAGATTACTAAAAGAGTTGGCAAATATCCACATAAGAAATGGATGCCTAACAAATCTTACAAGAAGCAAACCACTAGGATGTTCAAATTAGTTTCTTTGGGTGTTATGATACAGCCTGAGGATGGAAAAGGTAATAATGGATATGAACCTAAGCCTTATATAGTTAGAGCCTCTAGGACTGTTTTAGGAGCAGGTTTTCCATTAGACCCTGATGGTGGCAAGATGCTCTTAGAAGTCAATCAAGAACAGGTAGAAGAAATCATAGGCAGAGACATTCCTAGTTCATGGAAAAATGGCTTTAAGGACTTAACAATAAATCTTCCTAGTGGTGGCAGAGGTATGAGTGAAAAAGATTACATGGATGGCAGAAAGGGGCTGATTTAAGATGAGCATAAAATTAAATCCTAAACCTTATGCTAAGAAAGTGAATGCAAGGGCAAGGAATGAAAGAATCAAAGAAGCACTGTGTTTATTGTTTATGTTTGGAGTCTTTACATTCATACTGGTGTTCTTTAATTTGTAGGTGTCAAGGTGACACAAACTCGTGTCTACAAACAGCAATTTAGCCCCTATTAAAACAGGGGCTTTTTTGTTATCTTAAATTAATTGTGAATAATACTTGACATTAATAATTAATAAGTATTAAGCTTAGTTAAGTTATTTGATAAAGATTTTAAGAATTGGGGTGCTGAGGCATCAGTCCTGTAAGAGGGTTAAAGTAGAGATAGAGAATTAAAATAACTGCAGAAGATTTTAGTTCTTAGCTCCCCAATAAAATTTCAGGGGGAATGATATTTGAAAATTGGGGTGGATGGTAGATTTGTCATTGCGACAAAATAACACATGAGAGGAGTCACAGTTTAGTGGCTGTAAGTGCAACCTAAGCAGGGGATAAACTTATTAAACTTAATCACATGAAAGACAAGTTGCCCTTAGGGGAACAAATAATAGGAAATGATGAACTTGGTCTTGTCTTTGTCCACCCTAAAAGATTTATTAATAATGGTTATTGTACAGGTCTTAATTCTAATGTAGGATTTAGGGATTTCTCTAGTATCCTCATACTCAACCCCCATGGTTATCTCTCTTTCTGTGGGGGTTTTTCTTTATATTAATTAACTGTAAATAATACTTGACACATACTGTTTAAACAGTTTATATTCATAGCATGAATTATGAAACACAAGCAAAGAAAGAGAGAAATGAGATGACCAGAAAAGACAAAAATGAAATATCAGAAAATGTTAGTGATGCAATGAGAATGCTAGGTAAGCATATTAATCCTAATGAGGTGGAAAACTATATGAGTTGCATCTGTGCAGTATTGAATTCAAACCCTAAAGCTTCACAGGGTTTCAGAAACATAGTTAAGGAATTAATTAAATAATAAACAGGGGTGGTGTAAAAGCCACCCCATTAAAGAAAGAGAGAACTGAGATGAAAGAAGTAAAAGAAGTTTTTGTAAAAAACGCTATTACAGAAAAAAAATCCACTTGGCAGGTGCGTAAAATGGTTAATACACTGGTTGGCATAAATAAAAAAATGGGTAGAAATGCTATTAAAATCACACAAAGAATGGGGAAACTTGACTATAAAGGCACTATTAAGGTTTATAACTTACTGACCTCAAGTTATGAACGTCATGTAGTTTTTCATGCCAATTATTTAGATGCTGTTGGCAGAAACAAATATTCTGTTAAATATGACAGAACTTTATTTGAATTGAAAGAAAACCTATTTGGTGTAGAAGAAGAATAAACTTAACTAAATAAAAGACACCAAGCCCCCTTTTTACAGGGGGTTTTTTGTTTCTATTATTACCTGTAAATAATACTTGACAGGGATTGTTTAAACAGTTTATATTTATACCATGTTATTAAATAATAATCAAAAGAAAGAGAGACCTGAGATGAAAAAGATAAGAAAAGATGCAAAGACATTTGAGCTAAACTTAGTAAACGGATATAGAGGAGAAGCCGATAGACCTATTTTAAATATGGATTCAATTCCTATGGGTGAAGATGGCTGTAAGTCGCTATCTATAGAACTAAAGGATGGTATTTCAGTTACTGTTAGGGAATGGACAGATGGAGATGTCTATGTAAGTGTTGATGAGATGAGATTAACGAATAGAGAGTCTTTAAGCATAACAAAGCATAAAAGAACAACTTTTCCTGCTGATGAACACACAGCAGAATTTGATTCTACAATTCTAGAAGCAAGAGGGAATAAAGTTCAGGTTTGTTTTAAAACATTCCATAAGCCTTTAAAAAAATAAAACTAACCACCCAAAGGAAGAGATATAAGAGCCTCGCAGAAATGTGGGGCTTTTTTATTATTATAATATTTATATTTATATTATTATAGTATTTATAACACTTTGCAAACTGTTAGCTAACTGTTTAAATAGTAACAAAACAAAGTTACCACAATCATACTTGCATGTATGCTTAATATTAGACATGGCTTATGGTAGCCTGACACTGCTGAAAAGTTATTTAAGGCAATATAAAAGGGCAGACAAACAAAAACCATAAAGACTGAGGTTGCAACCAAAGTTCTTATAATAAACAAAGGAAATGCTATGCCTTATGGTTCTTATCCTAAGAAGAAGAGTAAAGTAGGGAAAAAACGCCCAAAAAAGGGTCTTAAAGGCTCTAAAAAGAAAAAGGCTAGGTCTTATTAACACCAAAGAAGAAACCCCTGTAGTACAGGAAGAGAACAGGAATGGTGATGGAACTTTTAAAAAGGGTACATCAGGCAATCCAAATGGCAGACCAAAGAAAGGTTTTGCTATTTCTGATATACTGGAAATGCTAGGTGATAAGGTTTTATCTAAGGACTATGATAGCAAGACTTTTAAAGAGTTGATGCTAGAAAAGGTTTATGATATGGCTTTGCATGGAGACTTAAACAGTATAAAGTTTATAGCAGACAGGACTGAAGGAACTGCATTGCATAAGATGTCAGTAACATCCAATGAGCCAATCCAAGTAATGAAGATAAAAGAAGCTGATGAAACACCTGTTTAAACAGACTGTAAATGGAAATAATACTAGACAAAACTAGATGGGAAATTTTAGACCACCAAGCCAAAGTGAAAGTTTTGATAACTGGGAGAAGGTGGGGCAAATCTGTTTTGTCAGCAGTGTTTCTACTGCACCAACCTTTTCAAAAGGGGGAGAGAAGATTATACATAGCCCCTTACTACAGGCAGGCAAAGCTCATTATGTTTCCCCTGATGAAAGAATTAATGCTACAATTTGGAGATGTAAAAATCAATGAGACTGAGCTATCATTTAGATTTGATAATGGGGCAGAGTTGTCTCTTAAAGGGGCAGATAATCCTGACAGCCTTAGGGGTATTAGCTTGGGTAAGAATGGAAGTAATGGGGTTGTCTTAGATGAGATGGCTTATATTAAAGAAGGATTCTTTGAAGAAGTGATTACACCAATGCTATTAGACCATAATGCTAAGGCATTATTAACATCTACACCAAATGGCTACAACCATTTATATTCTAAATTCCTTTTAGGATTAGGTAAAAATCCACTGTATAAATCATGGCAGTTTACCACCTTAGAGCATGGGATGATTTCTAAAGAGTCTGTGCTAGAAGCTAAAAAGACAATGACTGCTGACCAGTATAAGCAAGAGATGTTAGGCACGTTCTTAACAGCAGGGAATAAAGCTGTATGGAACTTTGATAGAAATGTGCATCTTCAACCTATTAAAGATATGCCACCCCAAATGTTCTTTGGATTAGACTTTAATGTAGCAACAATGGCATGTATTGTAATGGGCAGATATAGTGATGGAACTGTAGTTGCTGTGGATGAATTAGTCTTACATAATTCTAACACTGATGAAATGGCTAGGTTAATGAAAAAGAAGTACCCTTATGTAAAGGATTGCTATCCTGACCCTGCAGGCAAATCACGCTCAACTGTGGCTATTAATAATAGGTCAGACCATTCCATTTTAAGAGAATATGGATTTAATGTTTATGCTAAGAATAAAGCACCACATACCAAAGATAGATTATATAGTTTGAATAGATTACTGAAAGACAGTGAGGGCAAAATAAGAATGACTGTAGCACCTAAGTGTGTCAATCTGATTAAGGATTATGAATTATGTCAAAGAGACAACAATGGTAATCTGTCTAAGAAAGATGAGAACCTAACACATTTTCTTGATGCTTCCAGTTACTACATTGATTTAAAAGAGCCTGCCTATAGGCGAACTGCAACCACACTGGAGTTTTAGATGATTATCCCTGACCTTTCACTGGCAACAATTCAAGACACAATTAAGAAAGAACTTGGAAGGATAGAGACAGCAAGATGGCAAGAAATTGAAATGTTTCTTGATTACTATGAGAATATAGAGACTGATAAATACATTAGGTCTTATTTTGATTCAGAAACGCTTAGAAGTGTTCCTATGTTTACACAATCCATTGTAAGAAGATTCACCAAAGCATCTTCAAATGTATATGGCAAAAGCTTAGACATTGAAAGGATAGTAGATGACAAATATAAAGAAGTAACCAAAGGATTAAATAGAAAGTGCAGACAGCTTGAAGAGTTAAATTTTTTATTAGGAAACATGTGCATGAGGTCAAGATGGGATGAGAGCAAAGAGCAGATGCAATATGACCTAGTGCCTTTCTATCATGTGTACTTTGTTGATGGGATGCAAGATGAGCCAAAGGCAATTCTATATCCAATCCAAAGGAGTGGATTTGGTAAGCTAGAGAAAGAGCTTTATGCTTTTTGGTCAGTTGGTATGGATGGAGAACAGGGCTATCATTTCTTAATTGATTCAAATGGTCAAATCTACAGCGTGAATGAAGAAAATTTAAACCCATACAAGAACAGCAAAGGTGAGAGTATTTTGCCTTTTACATTTACTAGGAGACAGCCAAGAGTTAGAGATTACTTTGGTGGCAATGCTAGTGATATAATTCAAGCATCATTACAGTTAGACTTAGCTATGACTGAGATGGCTTTAGCTATTAGGATGGGGGCAACTGGTGGAGTTAAATGGATTAGTGGATTAGACATTAATCCTAGTGAGCCTATTCAAGTTGGAGTAGACAAGGTTTTATGTTTGCCTAGTGATACATCATTCAACATGACAGCACCATCAGGTGGGCTTAAAGAGATTATAGACACCACAAAGTTTTTTATTGAATCAGTAGCATCAAACAATCATTTGAATATTAGCTTTGCTGATGTAGGTAATTCAGCAATCAGTGGTGAAGCATTAAAGATATTAAACATAGAAAGCATTGAGCAAAGAGAAGCCAGTGTGGAAGATACATGGAGAGCATTTGAGGAAGAAAGATTTGCAGTGGACAGAGTGGTGTTGGAACAAGATGCAGGGATTAAGATTGCAGAAGATTACTATGTGGACTTTCCTGAAATGGCTTTCCCTATTTCTGAGTTGGATGAGCTTCAGGTGATTGAGAAAAAGAAGAGCATGGGGATTCTAACACAAAAAGAAATTTTATTACACTATAACCCTGATATGGATGAAGCTGAATTATCAGCCAAGCTAGGTGAGATAGCAGAAGAAAAAAGCCAAGAAGCTCAAGCAACACAGCCTGAGCCACAAGGTAGCTTGGTTGAAAGATTGATTAATGCTTAATGGCAATAACAAAAGACATATTTGATGAGTTCTTTGATGACTTGGATGCAATTAGCAAAACACTTTTTAGCAATGTTAAAAAGATGGGAACAGCCATTGAGGGCTTTAGTGATACACAAATCCTTAGAGTGGCTAGGGAGCTTGATTTCTTTTTGGAGTTACAAGAGGCAGGATTTAACACCTCTTTTAAAACGCTTATGCAGGGCTACGATAATGAAGCAGAAACAATCCTTAAAGAGTTTCAAAAGATTATTAGGTCAAGGACTATTGGAGCAGGAGCAGACATATTATTATCACCAACAAACACACAAGCGATTGCACAACAACTGCAACTACTTAGGGACTTGGATGGTAAAATTTTGCTAGGCAGGTTTAGCTCAGAAACAACAAGGCTAAAGTCAGAGCTTTTAAAAGGTATTATTTCAGGTGAGCCTGCAGGATTAGTAGCTGAAAGATTGAGTGCTGAGTGGGGTGAAATAATTATTGGTGACAGGTCTAGGATGATTGCTAGGGATTCATTTGCACAGTTCTCAAGAACTTCAACCATGAAGGTGTTTAAACAGAATCCAAATCAATTATTTAGATATATTGGTAGTAAGGATAAAAAGAATAGACCTGCCTGTAGATACTTCATTGATAATCAGCAAAACAAAAAAGGATTTACAGCTAAGGAAATAAAAGATTTAGGTAAGAAAATGGGAGAGAAAAAAATCCCATTGCCAGTGTGGGATAATAAGAAAAAGAAATATGTAGCTAAGTATGAAAAAGCAAAGTTTGACCAAGTGAAATGTGGAGGATTTAATTGTCGCCACAAGTTTAGCCCTGTTGGAGTGAGAAGAAACTAATGCAGGTAAAAGATGTCATATTATTCTCACAGCAATTCATGTCTGAAATGGGTGAGATTACAAAAGGCAGGATTGAGCAGGATGCTGACAAAGGCAAATTTCAAAACAATAAGAGTAAACTTAAATACAAGTCATTAGAATACAAGACAAGAAAGAAAGCAGGAAAAGCTCTATCAGGTAAAAAGAAAAAAGGAGTTTCTGCTGACACCCAAACAAACTTTGTAAATATGAGACTAACAGGGGATACATTAAATAGAATTAAAAGCACAGCTACAGATAAGGGCTTTGCAATTACTTTTGATAATGCAGAGATTGTTTTAGGCAATGCTAAAAGAGGATATGACCTGTATGGGTTATCAAATAAAAACATGGCATTTCTAGCAAATAATCTTGAGGGTGAGATTCAAAGAAAAATTAATCTGTATGAGGCAGAGGATGAAATAATTAATCTTGGAAAAAAACAATAAACAGGAGACCATCATGTCTGAAGATGTAAAACAAGAACAAGGCATTGAGGAAAATGCCGTAAAAGAAGCCTCACAAGAAACCACCTCACAAGGTGTCAAAAGTGTAAGTGATTCTATTCCCTATGCTAGATTCAGTGAAGTCAATGCAAAGCGTAAGCAGGCAGAAGCTGAGTTAGAAGCTTTTAAAAGTAAAGCTGAAATTAAAAGAAAGTCTGAACTAGAAAAGCAGGGAGAGTATAAAGCTCTACTTGATGAATCTAAATCAGAGATGAATAAGCTTGAAGAAAAAGCCAAGCAGTGGGAGTCTTATGAGAATCAAAAAAGAGAACAGCTTATGGAAGCTGTTGAACTAACAGAATCACAACAGAAGATTGCAACCAAATTAGATTTGATTGAATTAGAATCTTATGTTGGTGATTTAAATAAACAACCAATCAAGCAAGTTGTTAAGACTGATGCTTCTATACCCTCAAGTGGGATGCCAAACTTGGCAGAAAACCCATTTACAAAACTTGATGACAAAGGTAGTTTTGTAAGCACTTGGGATAAAATTATGGCTAAGTATCAGACAAAATAATTTGCAGAATAGGACAAATTAAAAAATGGCGAATACGACAATTAGCACGTCAACCCAAAATAAACGTGCCATGCTCGCAGATGCTGTCCTTGCCTCAATGGAAAGAAATTTGGTGTTTGAAAACACTGTTGATACTTCTTTTTCCTCATTAGTGCAAGGTGGTGGTGGGCAAGTTCTTACCATTCCAAAAGCAACAACACCAACTGCCTCTGCTAAGAGTGCAGGAACTGATGTTACTTATGGAGCAGACACACATGGTGCGATTACTTTAACTGTTGACCAACATTCATATGTTGCTAAGCAAATAGAAACAAGTTCACAGGTTTGGACACAACCATCCATGTTCCAAATGGAGACCAATCAATTTGGATTTTCTTTGGCAAAAAAGATGGATGATTATATAGAAAGTGTAATTGAGACAGACACTGGAAGTATCTCAGACTTAGGTGCTGACAATACTTTCACAACTGCCTTAATTAGAACAGGTATTGCATCACTAATGGCATCAGATGTGCCTTTTGATGGTAATGTCTTTCTAACAGTTAATCCTGCATCTTATGTATCCCTATTATCTCTAGCTGATTTTATTGATGCTAGTAAATATGGGAATGCAAGAGCAATCCAAAACGGAGAAATTGGGATGATAATGGGTGCAGAAGTAAGGTCATCTAATGCTATCAGTGGCGTAGCTGATGCTGATGAGGCAGGCTATCTGTATCACAGAACTGCTGTTGCCTTTGCAAGGGCAATGGATGTAAAAACAGAAGTTGATTATTCTGTTACGGCACTTGCAGACCAAGTAGTAGCTCACACAATTTATGGCGGTGTGCTTGCTTTTGGTGACAGAGTTTACGAATACCATAACATTTAAATAGTTAAGGTAATACTCTTAATGTTAAGTGGGGGGCTGTTTAAACACTCCCCCACTTTACTAAAAGGAAAAAGAAATGGCTATATTTGATTGGAAATGTGATTGTGGAAAGGTTTGGGAAGAGATAACCCTGCCTACAGAAAAAGAACCAAACACCTGTCCAAAATGTAAAAGTAAAAAGATAACAAAGTGCATGGGTGCATCAATGGCTGTTTTTAAAGGCAATGGATTTCCAACATGGGATAGCAGAGTATCAAACTCAGTTAAGGAAATGCAAAAAGACCATAAGAAGAAAAGCTATCTCAAAACAAATGATGGAGTGACAACTGCACATGATAGCAGTGATAAGCAAAAGATTTCAACAGCATGGGCTTCTAAATGAGGCTTTTTCATTTAATAAAAAAAATAATTAGGAGAATATAATGGCAAGCCAACCTGACTTAACCAATATTGCCATCAGTTCAGGATATGCAACTTTAATCCACACTGAAGAAAGTGGTGGTGTTAGTAGTTCTTATACAAACATTTATGATGGAGATGGAACATTAGTTCCAATGGCGTTTGCCACAACTGGAATTAAAATTATTGATGGCAGTTATGATTTTGATGTAGCCTCACATGATGGGTCTAATGGGCTTAGGTTAGGTGGCACATTAGTTACTGCAAGTGCAACAGAATTAAATTATTTAGACATATCAAGTTTAGGTTCTGCTCAAGCTAGTAAAGTGTTAACTACAGACTCAAGCTTAGATGTTAGTGGAATTAGAAACCTGACAGGAACTGGCACAGCACAGTTTGCCAATTTTACATCTACTGGAAATTCTAGTATTGGCGACAGTGTAGCAAATGACACAGTTGCTTTCAATGCAACAATTACAACAAATTTAGTTTTTGAAGGCTCTACTGCTAATGCTTATGAAACAACTTTAGCAATCACAGACCCAACTGCAGATAGAACGTGGACAATCCCTGATTCTACTGACACCTTTGTAGGTCTTGCCACTACAGATACTTTAACAAATAAAACTTTAACTGCTCCTGATATTAATACACCTGACATTGATGGTGGTACTGTAGATGCAATTACTTCTTTGACAGTGGCTAATAATGTTGATATAGGTTCTTATGACCTAAGAGCAGGAACACTTACTGCTGATGGATTAACAAGTGGCAGAGTAGTGTTTGCAGGCACAAATGGGGTTCTTTCTGATGACTCAGATTTATCATTTAGTGGAGCTACCTTATCTGCAACAAATATGACCTCATCAGGCACAGTAACTTTTGGCAGTCTATCTGATGGCTCAATAACTGTTACAGCTTTTGTTGATGAAGATGACATGAGTAGCAACTCTGCAACTTTAATTCCAACCCAACAATCTGTAGTCAGCTACATTCAAAGCCAAATAACGGCACAAGATTTAGATTTTCAAGGTGATTCAGGTGGGGCTTTAAATATAGACCTTGACAGTGAGACATTAGACATTGCAGGGGGAACTGGTATAGACACAGTGGGGTCAAGTAATACTCTGACTGTTGCAATAGATTCAACAGTGGCAACTTTAGCAGGCTCACAAACTTTATCAAATAAAACTTTAGCAAGCCCAACAATCACAACACAGTTTACAATAGGCAGTGCAACAATAAGTGAAGCAGAGTTAGAAATTTTAGATGGTGCAAATGTATCCACTACAGAGCTTAATATTATGGATGGTGACACAAGTGCCACAAGCACCACTGTTGCTGATGCTGACAGGGTAGTCTTTAATGATGCAGGTGTAATGAAACAAGTGGCTGTTACAGACCTCTCAGCTTACTTAGATGATGAGATTACAGCTATGCCTAACCTTGTCCAAACTTCTGCCTTAGATAGTGGCAGTATCACTTCAGGGTTTGGCAATATAGATAATGGCTCAAGCACTGCAAACTTTGGAGCAACTACAGTTGATTCTCTTTCTGTAAGTGATGGCAATATAACAAATGTAGGAAGCATTGCTTTAGATAGTATTTCTGCAGATAGTTCAACAATCACTTTTTCAAGTGCTATTGACTTTGACAATCAGAACATGACAAATGTTGATATTGACTCAGGAGCTATTGATGGTACAAATATAACAGTTGGTTCAGGTAAAACATTAGATGTGAGTGCAGGAACATTTACCCTAGCAAATAATCAGATTTCAGGTGATAAGGTTGAGGGTGGAACTATTGCAGGTACAACAATAACAGCACTTACAACGGCAGGCATAACAGCCTCAGCAAATATTGATATTGGTTCTTATAATTTAAGAGCATCCACATTAACTGCAGATAGTCAATCATCAGGTAGTGTTGCAATCTATGGAGCAAATGGTGTTCTTAGTGAAGATTCAGACTTAACATTTTCTGGCTCGACTTTATCAGCAACCAATGTGGCTATAAGTGGTACATTGACGACAACAGGAAGCGTTCAAGAAGTTTCCACAACAAACTTAAATGTACAAGACCCATTAATTCTGCTTAACAAATATGATTTACAGCCAAGTAATAATGTTTTTGATGCAGGTATTGTTATTAAAAGAGGTTCATCAGATTCTGCTCCTGCTAATGTAGCAATGATTTGGGATGAATCAGCAAACACTTTTGGCTTTATTGATACAGATGATGATGGAACAACTGCAGGAAATGTTACTGTAACTGATTATGAAAATTTAAGAGTTGGTGCTTTAACAGCAGACGATGCTTCAACTTTTACAAGCACAATCTCTACAGCTACAGGCTCAACTATTGGAAACCTTACTTTTGCAAATGGTTCAATTACTGACAGTAGTGGTGCAATAAGTTTTGGAGATGAAAATCTTACAACTACAGGAACTTTTAGTGCTGAACATCTAACATCAACTGATGATGCTACAATAGCAGACACAATTTCAATAGATGGTACAATGACAATAGCTACAGGCTCTATAACAGATTCAAGTGGTGCTATAGATTTTGGAAATGAGGCACTTTCAACAAGTGGAACTTTAGGAGCAGGAGTTATTACAGCAACTGGCTTAACTATAGGAAGTGCAGTTATCACAGAAGCTGAATTAGAAATCCTTGATGGTGCAAGTTTAACAACCACAGAATTAAATTATGTTGATGGAGTTACTTCAGCAATACAAACGCAGATAGATACAAAAGCACCTCTTGCAAGTCCAACTTTTACAGGAACAATCACTATTGGAAGTGCAGGAATTAGTGAAACTGAATTAGAGATATTGGATGGCTTAACAGTTACGACTGATGAGCTTAATATCATGGATGGTAGTGCTACAACTCAGGCAACAGTTACCTTAGCAGGAACTGATGGAGTTGTCATTAGTGATGGCGATGTAATGAAACAGGCTTTAGTCTCTGACTTTGAAGTCTATATGGAAGCTAATCTTGATACAATGGGTTCTCAGTTTACTTCTGCAAGTGCATTAGCAACTGTGGGGGCATTATCAAGTGGCTCTATTGCTTCAGGATTCGGAGCAATTAGTACAGGCAACGCAATTACAACCACAGGCGTAGGTACTTTTGCTTCATTAGATATTAGTGGAGCAATAGATGTAGATGGAGTCACTAATCTTAATGTAGTGGATATTGATGGAACTTTAACAGTAGATGGTGCAAGGTCAGGAGATTTTTTAACAAAGCTAACATCTACAAATGAATATGGTTTATATATTAAAACAGTAGGGACAACTGCAAGTCACGATTTATTAAGACTTGACGATAATACTGGTACTGTATTTAAAGTTATGGCGACAGGTGCAACTACGTTTACTGGTAATATAAGCCTTACTTCAGGCAAGAATATTACATCAGGAAATATGAAAATGTATATTGATACAGGCTCACATAGTACAAGTGCAAGTTATGCTACATTTGAATCGTTATCAGACAGGGGAATTGATATAAGGTCACAATCACAAACAAGATTTTATACAGACAATGCTAATACTTTAGCACTCACTTTAGATGGTTCACAAAATGCTACTTTTGCAGGAACAATAACAAATACTCCAAGTACAGATGGTGCTTATGCAATGTTTGTTAATCAACAACACGCTACTGGTTGGGGGTTAAGAATAGCAGGAGGTGCAGATAGTAGTGACAATTTAATAAATGCTCAAAATGGGAGTGGTACAGAAAAATTTGTAGTAAAATCTGATGGTTCAGCCACTTTTGCAGGAAATGTAGGAATTGGCACATCATCTTTGGCAAGCCCTGCAGGTTCATTAAATATGCTTAGAATACAACACGCAACTGGAAGTGCAGGTCTTGTTTTATGTGGAAATTGCAATAATCATGATGCTTGGGATATACAAGCCAACGATAATGGAAACCTTTATTTTTTAAGAGGGAATACTACAAAAGTCTTAGTTGAGGGAGGTGATGGAACTGTACAAATTCCAGGCTCAT